CATTCAATTGCAACAGGAAGGTAAAACTGTGGAAGCATTGGTGGAAACCATCATTGCCAAAGCATTGGATCCAGAAGGCAAACCCATGTTCAATAAATTTGACAAGTTCACATTTATGAATGAGGTTGATCCCAATGTGATCTTAAGAGTGTGTGGCGCCTTAAACGCTGCTCCGGAGTCGGTTGAGGCAATCTCAAAAAACTCCTAGAGGACACTGAACTGCTCTTGATCTGTCGGATTGCGGACAGGTTGGGCAAAAGCATTGAAGAAGTTATGAACTTCAGTGTCCTAGAATTGAGCACGTGGAGCGCTTATTACAAATGGGAGTATGATCTGGAGAAAAAAAGATCAGACTCTATGAGTACAAAGAGAAGAAGATAAATGGCACCGAACACAACTACTATAAATGTAGAAGTTAAGGATAATGCCTCCAAGGTGTTGCGAGACATTGGTGGCAGTCTTGGTACCATTGGTAAATTGGCAGGAGTGGCATTTGGAGTAAAAGAAATTGCTCAAGCATTAAACAGTTATCAAGAATTTAATATTAGAGTAAAAAATGCCACCAGCAGTGTGCAAGAATTCACAGCAGTGCAAGGTGCTCTAACCAGTGTTGCCATAAAAAATTATTCTTCATTAAGCAACACTGCTGATTTGTATGCTAGATTAAAATTAACCACAGGCGATTATAATGTAACTCAAAATGATTTAATTAAATTAACTGATACTATCACTGCAAGTTTTAAAATTAATGGCGTTAGTGCTCAAAATCAGGCCAGCATCATAGACAATCTTGGCAAATCATTTCTCAAAGGAACCATTGATGGCAGAGACTTTAATCAATTGTTGGCCACTGCTCCAGATATTCTGCAAAGATATGCTAAGGCCACAGGACTAACCATTAATCAATTGCAAAAATTAGCACAAGAAGGCAGATTGTCTTCTGAAGGATTGATTCAAGCATTGCAAAACACTGCTGCTCAAGCTGCTGCCACAGCAAGAAGTCAAGATGTCACATTAGGACAAAGTTTATCCAATCTAAGCACACAATTTGTTTTAACCATAGGCAAGATTAATGAGGCCACAGGATTCACTCGAGGGTTGTCCATAATATTGGATGGTTTAAGCAAAAATATCGATGCTGTGATTGTGGGTTTAGGAGTATTTTTTACAGTGTTGGCAGTGGGCAAAATTGTTGCTATAACCACAGCAGTTGGAGGTTTGACTGCAGCATTTGTAGGTTTGAGAGTGGCAATTCAATCTATACCAGGCATAGGCATAGTGGCCACTTTGTTGAGTGTGGCAGCTGTGGAAGGTTACAGAATTTATGAAAATCTTACAAAAGTAGATACAATTTCCAACGCCATTGCTGACAACTGGATGGATTATCTTGAAACTGGTCAGGCAGTGAATGCTGTGCAAGCGGGCACTTTGAGCAATGCTGAAAAATATCTACAGCAAATAAGAAATTCATATGAAACCAATCAAAGACTCAAAGACATTGAACAAGCAAGATTGGCGTTAGGTAAAGATTTTTTAGAAAATGAACAAAAAATTAACGCTGAATTAGATAAAAAATATTTAAAAGAAGCAGAACGTGCATTGCCTGGTATTGCCAAACAAGTGGGTGGCACTCTTGCAGATAAATTTCCAGAAGTGGAAGCAGAAAGATTAAAACAAGAGCAATTACGAATTTTAAAAGAAAATGGTATAATTTCTGAACAGGATTATCAAACAGCAATAGGCGTTATTAAGGCCAATGCTGCTAGAGCAAATTTGGAAAGGCAGAAGCAAGAAGTTAACGACGCTTTAAAAATGATCACGGAAGGCAATGCCAGCAAAGCTGACATTGAAAAATTAAGTCAAGAACAAAAAATTCAAGTATTATATCAAGGTGGCAAGGATGCATTAAACGCACTGGCACAATTCAACGAAAAAGCATTCAAAATTGCCAAAGCATTGGCCATCGCAGAATCATTGCAAAACACTTACAGAGCTGTGAGCAATGCATTGGCCACTTTTCCATTTCCATTAAACATTGCCATTGCTGGTATTATGGCCGCTCGAGGTTACGCAGAAGTTCAAAAGATCAGAGGCACACAATACACAGGTGCCAGACGTCAAGGTGGATTGGTGGGAGAAAATCAATCATACCTCGTTGGGGAAGATGGACCAGAAATGTTCACTCCTAGCTCATCAGGCAGAATCACACCCAATGATCAAATGAGTCAAGGTGTCACAGTGAACTTCAACATCAGCACAGTGGATGCAGATGGTTTTGATGAAATCTTGATCAATCGCAGAAGCACCATAGTGGGCATAATTAATGAAGCAACCAACAAGCGTGGTAGAGTAGGAGTCACACAATAATGGCCAACATAGGATATCTTAACGGAGTATCGGCCACACTGGCCACAGACATAGGATTCACAGCAGTGAATTTTCAACAGCGCAACATTACTAAAATCACACAGACTCAAAGTGGCAGATCAGTGCGCACCAGCAACGCCACCACACTGTGGGCAGGCACACTGCAATTCGTGCCAGGCACACAGGCAGAATACAGACCCATTCAAGCATTCTTTGCCAAAGCACGCGGACCTCTCAATGATTTCTATGTGCAGATACCAGGTGTGAGCAATTTTATTGGCATTGATGGTGTAAACACATTACAATTGAATCTTTTAGCGTCGGTGGGTGCTACTTCTCTCAGCGTAAACCGCATCAGTGGCAGCAACTCTGTGATCAAAGCAGGCAATGTGATTCAACTTGCTGGTCATGACAAAGTGTACATGGTGGTGGCAGATGTCACTGTCACTTCAGGTGTGAGCACATTCACCATAGAACCGCCCATTGTGACACAAACTTCTCCAGGTGCTACCATAACCTACAAGGATGTGTATTTTAAAATGTTTGCCACCAGCGATTTACAAGAATACCAATACACCAATGATGGATTGGTAGCATACAGAGTGGATGTACAGGAGACTATCTAATGGTAAGGAATCTTACCACAGATCAAAATGTTTATCTTGCTGGCAACAGCATTATCAGTATACTATTGATAGACATAGGCATGTCTAATGGTAGTACCACTAGATACACTGACGCTCCTTACAATATTACTTTTAATTCTAACACTTATACTGCTCAAGGAGTTTTTTTAGGCGTCAGCGAAACTGAAGAAAATGCCGATGTGCAAATTGTTAGTGCCACTATCACACTCAGTGCGTTAGACACCAGTTATGTGACTTCATTTGCCACCAGTGCACAAATCAATCAGTTGGTGACCATTCGCAGAGCATTCATAAATTTTAGCACCAATCAACTGATAGGTGATTCTGCAGGTGAAAATGCCATCACTATATTCAGAGGAAGAATTAGCGGTTACAGTGTGAACAACAATGTGAACACAGCAGAAATAACTCTACAGGTCAGCAGTCAGTTTATTAACTTTGACAAACGATCAGGTCGCAGAACCAATCTAGGTAATTTTCAAGTGGAACATCCTCAGGACAACAGCATGGAATTCAGTGCAGTGAGTCTCAAAGATATTAGATGGGGTAGAGTCTAATGATACACGACATAAGAGTATTACAACCCAAAGAAATTAACAAATTGATGCCCATCATACATGCACATGGTCGCAGTGCTGAATTAGACACCCACGACCCGCTGGATGAAAAAGTTTGTTTTGATAGACTGAGAGAAGCAATGATTGATCCTAATTTTAGAATATTTGTGTGCGAACAAGATCAGCAGATGGTGGCCTATGCTGTGGCACAACTCAGCAAAAAATTATACAATGACATAGTGGTAGGACACATTGTGATGTTCTTTGTGCTGCCTGAAGCACGCAGCAAAACACTTTCAGATCAATTGTGGGAGGTGTGCGAAGATTTTTTTTATTCATCTGGCGCCAACAGCATGGAGGCCGCTTGTGTGGCACACACAGCTGAATTCAAACCCACTGTGAAGTTTTTGGACAGAGCACAATCATTCTATCGCAGCAAAGGTGCTGAATGTGTGGGTTACATTCACATGAAAGGATTGGCATAATGGGCAGACAGATCAGAAGAATTACCAATCCCATTGTGAGAGCTTTTAAAAAAGTGGTTTCATTTGTGGGAGACTTTTTTGGATTCAACATCAAACCTATGGGAGCACCTGATGTGGGTGGTGCAGAACAAGAACAAGGAGTTTTGTTGAACAAATCAGGCACCAATGAACAGATACCTGTGATCTATGGTTATAGACGTGTGGGTGGCACAGTGATATTTGTGGAAACCAATGGCACCAACAACAGTTATTTGTATGTGTGTTATGTGGTATGCGAAGGAGAAATTGCTGGCATAAAAAAAATATTAATAGATGATGAAGCACTGCCACAACCCGCCGCAGGCACCTATGCAGTGGGCACAATCATTGATGTGACTGAAGGCAAATATGCAGGTCGTTGTCAATTGCAGGTGTTCTCAGGCACAGAAAATCAATCACAAAGTTCATTGCTGAATCAAACACCCAGTTGGCCCACAAAATCTAGAACTTTGCCAGGTGTGGCCTATGTGGCCATGAGATTTGAATGGCGCACCATCACCACACAAGCAGAAGCAGATGCCAATCCTTATCAAGGTGGAGTGCCCACTGTGCAATTTGATGTGTGTGGCAAAAAAGTTTTTGATGTGACCACTCACACCACAGGCGCTCAATTGAGCAATACCTATGCCAATTTAACAAAGACCTACACAGGAGTGGAAGGCACCAATCCTGCCAATTGTTTGCTGGATTACATGATGAATACCAGATATGGTTGTGGCATCAGCAGAGATGAGATTGATGCAGACAGTTTTAAAATTGCTGCCAACAAATACAATCAATCAGTGACGTATTACAAAGAAGGATTAACATTGTATCCTGGAGCTGCCATGACCTGCTGTGCTGTGATCGACACTAGACAAAAATTAATTGACAATGTCAAAGTGCTAGTGGGCGGATGTCGCGGCATGATGCCATATGTGCAGGGCAGATACAAATTGATTGTGGAAGATGGTGGCAATGCCACAGATATCACCAGTGCCACCATCAACATAGCTTATGATGTGGACAAATCAGAAATTGTGGGAGGCATCACACTCACAGGTGAAACCAAAGGCACCAAATACAATCAAGTGATTGTGAACTATGTGGATCCTAATATAGACTTCACT